AATCTCTATGATTATAGGAATATGCGGACTGATAGGTAGTGGCAAAGGTACTGTAGCTGATCTTTTGGTTGAAGAACACAAATTCGAAAAAATAAGTTTTGCCGATAAACTTAAAGATGCTGTTGCTTTGATGTTTGACTGGGATAGAGATATGCTTGAAGGAGAAACATCAGAAAGCAGATATTGGCGAGAACAACCAGATGAATTTTGGACAAAGGAAACAGGCAAAGAAATAACACCTAGACTTGTCCTACAACTTTTTGGTACTGATTGTATGCGCATGGGATTTTACGACGGCGTATGGGTAAGTTTTGTAAAGAAAACAATACAAGAAAATCCTCAAAACAATTATGTGATTCCAGATGTACGGTTCGAAAATGAAGCAGAAATAATAAAAGGCCTAGGTGGCAATGTCTGGTGTGTAAAACGTGGACCAGATCCACTTTGGTTTAGACAGTATGTAGATCTTGATATTGAACCAACAGATGTACACAGGTCAGAATGGGCTTGGGCAAAGACATCGTTTGAACACAGTATTTACAATGAAGGTACTATTGATGAACTTAAAAGTCAGGTACGAGGTCGCCTTGCTTCCACTTTACGCCTTGCTTCTGCAAAATCCGCTGGCAATTAGCACAAATAGTTTTTAAGTTTGTGTGTCTACAATTATTCAAATCACCATCGATATGATAAACATTAAATTGTTCAGGACTTCTACTTTTAAAATTACATTTTTCGCAAACTTCTAATTGTCTATAACCTGCCTTATACCATTTAGGAATACCATGTCCTTTACCGTTATGTAGACACGTTTCGCATTGTTTACGATAATATACCCTATTGCCTTTTTTATAGTTTACAGCGGCAGGTCTTTTCTTACAATATTCGCATAATGGACGCATATTGTATTTACCTACCCTTTTTGGTCCCTTTTATTGGTGTATTTTATAAGTTTTTTTGTCGTGAAGGTATAAATACATACAACAGTAAACTTTGTAATTTTAACAGGAGAAAATAAAATGGCAGGATTAGTTTCACCGGGAGTACAGGTTAGTGTAATCGACGAGAGTTTTTACACTCCAGCAGAACCAGGCACTACTCCAATGATATTTGTTGCGTCTAAACAAGACAAGGCAAACGCAAGCGGAACAGGTACAGCTACAGGCACAACAAAAGCCAATGCTGGGGTACCTTTCCTTATTACATCACAGAGAGATTTGGCAGACACATTTGGTGATCCAATCTTCCAAACAGATGCTAACAACAATCCAATACATGGTGGCGAATTAAACGAATATGGTTTACAAGCCGCATACAGTTATCTAGGTGTTAGCAACAGATCATTTGTTGTAAGAGCTGATATTGATTTAGCAGAAATTGAACCAAGTTCAACAGCGCCGGCGGCGGCACCTGCTAACGGAACTTATTGGTTTGATACAGCAAATACAAAATACGGAATTTTTGAGTGGAACGGAAACGCTATTACTGTTACAGGCGGACAGCAATTTACAAATAAAGTACCACTAGTCATTACAGACAAAACAAACCTTGTAGGAAACCAAAATACAGGTATTCCAAAAGGTGCTGTAGGACAAGTAGGTGATTATGCTGTTGTTACCACTACTACTACAAACAAAGTTTACTATAAAAACACAGACGGTAATTGGGTAAAAGTAGGTAGCTCTGCCTGGGTAAGTAGCTGGCCAACAATCCAAGCAAGTGTAAGTAACCCAACATTAGCAAATGGAGAGACAATCATTATCAATGGTACTACAGTATCCTTAAGTGGTGGTACAGCAGTTGGTAATATGGTTACATCCGTTAACGATGCTGGAATTACTGGTGTTACAGCAAAAGCAGTTGATGGAAAACTATACATTTACAGTGATGGTTCATCTACAACTGATGGATCAACTGATGATGACGGTGCTATTGTTTTACAAGCAGGTGCTACAGGTACACTTCTTTCTGACTTAGGTCTTACAGCAGGTACATACTACGCACCAGCACTATCGATTGCGCCACATACAAATGTTCCAGCATTTAAGACTGCTGATACACAATCAAGACCAACAGGGTCTGTATGGTTTAAAACTACAGATGCTAACTTAGGTGCTCAAATAAAAGTTAAAGTATACAACGGAACAACAAGACTTTGGGAAGACAAAGATGCTCCGATTTATACAACAAACGAAGAAGCATTATTTAAGTTAGATAAAACTGGTGGCGGAATTAATTTAGCACTTGCTCAATTATATGTAATGGCACACGTAACAAATGAAGAAAATGAAGAACATGATTTTTGTATTAAAGCAAGAAATGCTTCAGGTTCTACAAAAATTGTTTCAGAAATAATTACAGCAAGTTCACTATCAGCAGGCACATATGGGTATACAATGGCTGAAAGTGATCCAACTAAAGCGGCAATACAAGGCGGAAAAGCATTACAAGTTGTAGCAACTGGTGCGGCTAGTGACGCAGACTTAGTTGCGGCATCAATTAACGCAGGTGGATTTGAAAACATTGTAGCAAGCGTTGATTCAAGTAACAGAGTTGTAATTGAACATAATGATGGCGGTGAAATTAGAATCAAAGATACTAACAGTTTATTCGCAGGCATTGGTTTCTCAGCTTGGAACTATACAAATAAGACAGGTACACCTAACTTGTATGATGCTCCATCAGGAGATACAGCTTATGACTTCCATGTGTCAAACTGGAAAATTTTAACACAAACAGCAAGTCCTGATGCTCCAACTGCTTTAACAGCAGATGGTAGACTTTGGTACAGCTCAATTGTTGATGAAGTAGATATTCTTGTACATAATGGTACAGACTTTGTAGGTTATCAAAATGTATATCCTGACTCAGATCCAGCTGGACCAATTGTAAGTGCTACTGAGCCAACACAACAATCAGATACAAGCCAACTTGTTACAGGCGATATTTGGGTATCAACTGCTGATCTAGAAAATTATCCTCAAGTACATGTTTATAATCAAGATTTACAAAAATGGCTTGAGCTAGATGAAGGCGATCAAACAACTGAAGATGGTATTTTGTTTGCTGACGTTAGATTTGGAACATCAGGTGGATCAGGCGGAACTAATCCTGTAGCACCTAGTGGAACAATACCTGAATTACTATTGAGTAATTACAAAGATCCAGATGCTCCAGATCCAGCACTATATCCAAAAGGTATGCTGTTATGGAACTTAAGACGTTCTGGCTTTAATGTTAAGAAGTTTGTACGTAACTATATCGACACCACTAAGAAGAATGAAAGAAATGGTGACGAAAGTATGTCTAACTATTATCCACACAGATGGTTAACAGAATCAGCTAACCAGCCAAATGGCGCAGGTAGCTTTGGACGTAAAGCACAACGTAAAGTAGTTATTCAAGCACTACAAGCAATGGTAAACAGTAACCAAGAAATCCGTGACGATGAATCAAGATTATTCAATGTTATGGCAACTCCAGGTTATCCAGAGCTAATAGGTGAAATGATTTCACTTAACTTTGATAGAGGTTTGACAGCATTTATCGTAGGTGATTCACCAGTAAGACTAACAAGTGATGCTACTACACTTAATAATTGGGGTAGTAACGTAGCTCTTGCTGTTGAGGATAACGATCAAGGACTTGTAAGCAGAGATGAATACTTAGGTGTGTTTTATCCGAGTTTATTTACTAGTGACAACGCAGGTAACAATGTTGTTGTTCCACCAAGTCACGGTATGCTAAGAACACTAGCACTAAGCGATCAAGTATCTTTTCCATGGTTTGCTCCAGCAGGAACAAGACGTGGTGGTATTACAAACGCAAGTGCTTCAGGTTTTGTAGATGCTGAAGGCGAATTTAAATCAATAGCACTAAATGAAGGACAACGTGATACACTGTATGCACTTAATGTGAATCCAATTACGTTCCTAACAGGTGCTGGACTTGTTAACTTTGGACAAAAAACAAGAGCAAGAAATGCTAGTGCGTTAGATAGAATTAACGTAGCAAGACTAGTAATTTACTTAAGATCACAACTTAAGAAACTTGCTAAGCCATATATCTTTGAGCCAAATGATAAAATCACACGTGATGAAATCAAGGCACAGGTAGATAGCTTAATGCTAGAGCTTGTATCACAAAGAGCATTATATGACTTCTTAGTTGTATGTGATGAGTCTAACAATACTCCAAGCAGAATTGACAGAAATGAACTTTATGTTGATATTGCGATTGAACCAGTCAAAGCAGTTGAATTTATTTACATTCCGTTGAGACTGAAAAATACCGGAGAAATAGCAGGACTATAATTTGATAAATAAAAGTAACAGGAGTATATAATGGCAATTTCAACACTTTCAAAATTAACAGTACCATTAGATAGTAACGCAAGTGCTTCTAACCAGGGTTTGTTGATGCCGAAGCTTCAATACCGCTTTAGAGTGTCATTGGAAAACTTTGGTGTATCAAGTCCGTCAACAGAGCTAACAAAACAAGTTATGGACGTAACAAGACCTAACGTTACTTTTGATCAGATGACTGTTGATATTTACAACTCAAGAGTTTATCTAGCAGGTAAACACACTTGGGAACCAATTACACTTAACTTACGTGAAGATGTTTCAAATAATGTACAAAAACTAGTAGGCGAACAGCTACAGAAACAGTTCGATTTCTTCGAACAGTCAAGTGCAGCTTCAGGCGCAGACTACAAATTTGTTACACGTATTGAAATACTTGATGGCGGTAATGGTGCTAGTGTTCCGACAGTGCTTGAAACATTTGAGCTGTATGGTTGCTACTTAGAAAACGCAAACTACAACACACTGAATTACGCAACTTCAGAGGTTGTTACTACAACACTAAGTATCCGCTACGACAATGCTATCCAAACACCACAAGGTACAGGAATAGGTACAGCAATAGGTAGAACTGTTAACACAGCTATCACAGGCGGCGGTTCTGGTTAATACAAATTAGAATGACAGTAAATTAAGGGGCTTAATGCCCCTTTTTTTATGATTGAATTATCTACCCATATAATTCAAAAGGATAAATATTTATATGGCAAGTTTTTTAAATGGTTTTTTAGATAATGTAGTATCAGGAGCATTAAGTCCTAAAGGAAATCTTGGTGATTATGCTCATGCTTCAAGAATGTATGTTGATGATAACATGCGTTTGGCTCCAAAGTCAAAATTTCTTTTTCATGTCACATTTAATATTAATAGAGAAGCAACAAAAAGTATACCGCAACTAGCAGAAAAACATCTAACAGAATTAGGAATGCTAGTAAAAAATGTACAATTACCTGCCTTCCAAATACAAACTGATATCAAGCATCAATATAATAAAAAACGTGCCGTACATAAAAGAATTGATTATTCACCAGTTACAATACAATTTCATGATGATAACTTTGGTGTTACTACTGCCATGTGGGAAGCATACTATAGATATTATTTTAGAGACGGTAACTATTCAAAAGTAAGTCCAGCTGGCGCACCTGAACCAACTATTAGACAATACGCAAGTACAAAGCCTAGTTTTTCAGATGAATATGCCGCAGGAGTATCATATAGTCAAAAACAATATCGTTATGGTATGGATAACGATGTAAGCGTTCCATTTTTTAGTAGTATACAAATACACCAATTATCACGTAAACGTTATACTACAATGGCTTTAATCAATCCAATTATAAGTGGTTGGCAACATGACACTATGGATAATTCAGTAAGTGAGGGTGTCACTAACCAAATGACATTAGAATATGAAACTGTTCACTATAGTAGAGGTCCAGTAAATAACGGAACTCCAAAAGGCTTTGGCACAGATCATTATGATAAGACATCAAGTCCTAACAGTCTATCAGGTGGAGGCGCTAGTAGTTTATTAGGTGTTGGAGGCGTATTAGCAGGAGGCTTTGGTGTAATTGATGATATCACAAGCGGAAAAGCAAACTTCGGAACTGTACTTAAGGCCGCTAATACAATAGCAAATGCGCAAGGTTTATCATTAGGTGGATTAAAAGGCGAATTGTTAGGAGCAGGTTTAGATGCTATAGGTGAAGCTACAGGTATTGATGTCAGTGGTGTATCAGGTTTATCATTTCCCAAAGGCGCTGGCGGCGGCAATCTAAAAACTTTAGCAACTGCTGGTGCTGTGGTAGGTGCTGGTAAATTGGCTAATGATTACTTTAGTAGTGGAGCTAACTTTAGTAGTTTTAATGCTAGTAGCTTCGCCGCGGGTGTACGAGATAACTTGCTTGGTGCTGATCTAGGTCGTCAGATTGGAGCGGCATCAGCAGAAAATGCGTTGAGTGGCCCAGAGTTTCCAGAGGAATAATAAATGACTACAGACACTCTTAATTTAAATCTTCCTAAAAAAGAAGTAACAGATAATCAAGAAAATACAAAAAAATTATTCAATACATATTATAAACAACA